TGATGAAAATAAATTACGTTGGTTCCTTGACATACCACTACTTGGTGTTTTAGTTACTGGTCTAAGTTTTCTTTTTGTAGTAGAAAGACCAATATCAGCTCTTCCTTTTGGTGGTTCTGGATAGTTTACTTCCTTAACAGGTGTTGCACTTTCTACAGAATCTTTCATTACAGTCATAACCATAGAGTGCATTGAACTTTCTGGTAATACCATATGTTTTAGACTAGTCACTAAATATCTACCCGATAAAATAGGATCATAAGCATCAGAACTATTACTAGTAGGTAATGGTTTATTTGATGGTATAAGAACATTTATCATATCCCCACACATAATATTAGTGTCACCATATGTCTCAATTTTTAATGTAAAATAATCTCGTTGTAATTCTCTAGATATTGATTCTTGCAGCCATTCTTCAGCATTATTATCAGTTGTTCCCCCAGCGTGTAAATCTTTACTTGCAGTAGGATGTACAAATATTTTGGAATTAGTATATTCAGTAATTACTTTATCATCTATTTTTGATTGTGGTATTAATGTTCCTGAGCCTTTATTCTCTTGGTTTGTTGAATTTCTCTTTTTAAATGTATCATTATAATCATAATCAAACTTTTGAATATTTTTATTGAATATGTCATGATAATAAAGAGTTGATGATAACATACCTAATTTTACATTTAAGAAATTGTTTGAATTATCCTCTGCTTCCCAATGTAGAATAGTTCCTAATGCAGCTTCAACAGCTTTAGGATCATCGGGGGGTTGTGATTTATAAGTGTTTTTATGAGGAACAGATAAGCTTCCTTGAGAACCAATTAAACTATCTAATGTCCTAAAATGAATACCATCTGGATTTTCAAAAAATAAAAAATGTGGTGACATTTCAGTACTTATAGCTTCTTCTTTCAAAAGATTTATTGTTTGAAATGGGTTCAAATTAGGAATTACAAACTTTCTAATGTTTTTAGTTGTATCAATATGTAATGGTTTTTTAGAACCTAGAAAATTATCACTAGATAATATTTCTGAAACCATTGAACTTATATTTCCTTTAAATGACTTTGATATTTTAGTACGGAGATTTTTGTAGTGTTCTAGAGTAGTCCAATTTACTATAAGAGTCTGTTCTCTATCTGTAGTTTGAAATCGTTTTTCTACGTTATAGATAATCGCATGATAATCATTAAAATTTACTGAACTTTCATGGCCTGGAGTTTTAAGAGAAAATAATAATCGTTCTTGACCTAATAATGGTAAAAGTTCTGCAACTCCAGCGGCATCTGAAAGTACTATATTTCCTGACATAAATGGAGAATCAATACTTTGATAGATATTGAGTTCTATAAGTTGATTTATGATGTTTATTTTTTGTCCAGAACTTCCTATTATAAGAGCTCCATCTAGATCATAGTCTCCTGCAGCCTGAAGTGTATTTTTATCTACAGCCATGTTATTTTATATTAAAGATGCGAATTCTTCTGTAAAAAAACCAAGATAATCATTTCTTAGTAAATCAATTTTTCTTTTAGACTCATTTATTGCAACTTCATATTCATAATTTGTGACAATAGTTGCAGATGGATATGTTGAATTTTCAACTTCAATCATAACAGTAGTATCACCAGAAGTTTGTGATATTTCATAATGGTGAGTTTCAGTAAGTTGTATTTCAGTATATTTACTTAGAAGATATTTTTGTAATTGTCGAGTAGATTTAACCCAATCATGATTAATATCAGATATATCATTTAGCATCATAACAACCCAATGATAATATGGGCTTCCATGATGTTTGTCTGCAACAATTTCTGGTGTTTCATTTTCCTTAACATCGTATTGGTCTAACATAACAACTTCTTTTTTCATGTTAGCACGCATCCTAACTCTTTTCATAATATTTGTAACTAGTTTTGCAGAACCATCACCTGTAGGGTCATACATTATTGTTGGAAAATTATTGAAATATGACATATTAAAACCCTTGATTTACATCTTCTTTTGTGACAAGTTTAGTTTCTTGGAAATCTAATTTCATATCAATTTCAGTAGGGGGAGCTCCAGTATTATTTGGATCTTCTATCGGTCTAAAAGTTTGATAACCATTTGGTGCATAATTTACTTCCATATTCAATAATACACAAGTATGAATTTTGTTAATCCATGTGTTTTCATCTCCTCTAAACATATAAAATAAATCAAATTCCGCTGGAGTAGTAAACCATCTACCATGATCTCCACCTCTAATTTCTGGTAACATATGAAATTTGAATTTTTTAATAATTTGTTGTACTTGTTTAGCTTCTTGTGGACTTTTTGGTGTGAATTTCCAAGAGAATGAAAATTTACGAAAATCAAGTCCTGTAAATGTTGCTTCAAGAAAGTTATTTTGTGCTCTATTTGAAAGTTTATCTCTAGCAGAATTAAGATCACCACCAAGAGCCGCTCCTATCGCACCTAATCCTGCACGTTCCACTTGATGAGCTCCCATTCCTGCAGCTCCTTTAATTAAATCTACAATTCCACCAACTGAACTCATATCTGCCTTAGATGCCATTCCTGCAGCCTGTCCAACATTTGCACCCAATTCTGTATTTTTATACTGAGCTGCATAATTTGCTAAGATACTTGGAGGCATATACAAAATAATAGCATCATTAGTTCTACTTGTTCTTTTTTGTCCTGTGGCTGCAGCTGAAGTTCCTTGATGTGCTTTTCTTTCTACAACTTTAGGTTTAAATCCAGGCTTCCAAGAATTACCTGTAGAATCTGGTGCAGATCCTTGTTGTTTTTCTGAAAATCCCGCACCACTCATAACAGCTTGTTTTGCTGGATCTTTTTTTAAATGTTTAGAAAGTCCAGAATCAACACCCTGAGATTTTTTATCCATACTACTTGTTCTAGAGTATGAACTATCATTTGCTATATTAATATAAAACATCATATAATGTCCCATATCAGTTTTGGATTGTATATCCATTGGATATTCAAGAGATGAATAAGACCATTTGCTACCAACTTCCATATGGGCTAATGGTGCATTACCACCACCACTTCTAGATCCAATAGGAGTAGTTGGTGTAACTTTATTACTGGGCGCAAGTCCCATTCTTCGCATAGATTGTGCTATGAAATTTTGCATAAATATTCCTAGAGTTATTTCTAACTATTTATATGTCTTATAAGGGTAAATTTAACCCCATCAATCGAAAAAAGTATAGAGGGGATATTAACAATATTATTTATAGATCATTGTGGGAACGCAAATTTATGGTCTATTGTGATGAAAACAATGATATTGAAGAATGGGGCTCAGAAGAACTTATAGTTCCATATGTTTCTCCACTAGATCGTAAACAACATCGATATTTTCCCGACTTTTATATTAAGACAAAGAATGGTGACAAATTCATGATTGAGATTAAACCAAAAAAGTTTACCAAACCCCCCAAAGCTACTAAAAGAGTTACCAAATCATTTCTACATGAAACTAAGGAATGGGCAAGGAATCGTGCAAAGTGGGCAGCTGCACAAGAAGTCTGCAAAAGACATGGTTGGAAATTTTTAATAATAACAGAAGACCATCTTAATACGACTAAATACTTATATGGCAGATAAAGTAGCAACAGATTTTTTATCAAATATAAAAGCAAAGAGTAGACAGGCAATGTCTTGGTTCAAAGATGTTGTTAAGAAAACTCAACGTGCAGCCTTCCCTGCATCGACAGGAAGATCAGAATTGACAGGGGATAGAAACATTGGAGTTACAGGGCAACCAACTATTGGTCAAATGTATCTATTTCAATACGATGCTAAATTCAAAGATATATTACCATATTGGGATGTGTGGCCCCTAATCTTTCCTTTTGATTATGCAAAAAATGGGTTCTATGGTATCAATTTACATTATCTAGCACCCAATGCTCGTGTGGATTTAATGTTAAGATTAATTAAAGCACAAGGTGCGAGTGGAAATATAACAGAAAATTATAAATTAAAATTAAATTATAACATTATAACAAACTATCCCCCTGCAAAACCATGTATTAAACGATATTTGTTTAATCATGTACAAGGTAAGGGACTTTACGGAATTAGTGGTGAGGATTGGAGTTATGCTGCTGCACTACCATTACAAAAATTTAAAGGTGCAAAATCCGATACTGTTTGGAAACAGTCAGCAACAATGTATTAAGGAAAAAATGGCAATATTTAAAGGTGGCGTAAAAATGGGAACACATGATTTCCCAATGTCTATTTCAAAACAAAGAGGACAAGGAATCCTTAGAAAACTTGACATATTACAGGATGGTAAAGGTAGGAAAGCTCATGAAAGTGACCATATGGGTGAAGTTCAATCCATTCGGACAATTGTTGGTATGGGTGAGGGATTTACAATGCCCGTCAACTTTAAGGTTGAATTTGCAATGCCAAAAGGAATAGATCAAGAAACTTTGGATCAGGGCGTCCATTCTGGTGGTAAGGGGGGAACAAATGGTTCAAAAGTAAAGTTTGGTGGTTTAGATTGGCAGACTCATATTATGAATAAATCTACTACAGCTGAATTTAAAAAGTTATATGATGCGGCACAAGCTACAGCACGTGGAACTTATAAACTTGCACCAGATGATGATGGTAGAACAAGAGAACTTCAAAAATTAAATCTCTATTGTTCTAAGGTTTCTATTCCTGAAAAATCAATCCAGACCACATTAA